AACAACATGACAGGGCTCATAGTCATAATGAGACGCGGTCTAAGGTGATAAACACCATCGACATTTTTGGCTGAATTTTCCAATTTGACAAAACACGAATGTGAGTCATATTCGGGTGAAGCAAAACCAGACTCGTAAGCTTGGTATTGTTTGATCATCCCGTCGATCCAGAATTGGGAACGTTTCCCATGATAGTGACTCCGAAAGAAAGTAACTGGATCCTCGTCATGCAATTCTGAGCAGTCAGTTTCATCAATGAAACGACGCAAGAATGATGTTGAGAATCTAATAAATTCATCGATAGTACTGTCTTCTGGTTCTTCGTAGATCATGGATCTTCCACAAAACGCAGCTAAAACACCAATTTGGTCGGTCACAGGAAGCAAACCAGGACCTAAAGGACCTTGGTCACTAATTGGAGACCCAATTGGGCAAGCTGCTAGTGGACGATCTTTCTTCACGGGATCTCGCTGCAGTTTGAAAGACTTAACGTAGTTTGCGCCTCCCAATTTCATTTTACCTTTCAATTGGTTTGCTGCAATAACTCCTAAAGCACTTTTGGAAACATAAGCAAGAGATGACATCGTGTTGACAGCGACGAAACCACGATTACCTATGGAGCGTGGAACGACATTGGTTTTCTCCAAAGTGTTCCAAACATACCATACGTAGGCCCGAGTGTTCGAGACAACGCCCTGTTGTTCGGTGTAATTAGTACCAACGAATTTGAGACGATTGAGAAACTCCCAATTGAATTCATCGATATGCTCTCTGGGGAACTCTTCGAGTTTACTGTAAATAACTTGAGCAATTGAGTTTGAAACAACTAAACTGCGGACGTTAAACTTAAAACCGAAATAACTCCAGAGAGGTAAACCGTTATTAACATAAGCGAAAAATCTATTGAACATCGTCAATGTTAGATAGGCTACGGAAGCTATCATTGTGACATTGTACATAGCGCTCTTGAAGTCGTAAATTTCGACTTCTTTAAAGTGAACTGGGTCAAATTCTTTCTTCAACAGGTTATGAAAATCAACTGAGAAAAACAACTCTAAACGGTTGAGAATTTCCAAGACGTGAATCACATAACGAAATCTGTTGACAAAGAAGACCGGGTATACTTTAAGCAGTAAAACCAATCGACGATAGGCAAAGGTGAAAATTATCACACAAAGGCCTGATGACCAACGTGAAAAGAAGTTAAATTGATTCGATACGACGTTTAGTAAACATAAAATGTAACTTAACATCAAAGTGACCGAATACAAAACCTCGATTTTATCAACGTAGGTATCGATTATATTGACTGACTTTTGGTAGATGCGGTTATAGTACATATACATCACCATCGCATATATCAGACTAAAGAAAAACGCAGGATTGAATTGAAAAACTTGAAATTGTGAAACAGATGAATAAGTATCCGTTATTTCAATTTTTTCACGACGTAAGTGAGGAACTCTTCTGTCATTTCCGTTAGTATCAATCAAAGAATGTTCTTTAACAAACTTTTCCTCGATTGAGAAAATGAAAGGCAAATCAATCACATCACGCGGCGCTGGCAAAGGCATTACTTCCGTTGTTTTTGGTCCGATTAGCGGAACGAAGTGGCCGACACTCATTGTGCCATCGACTAATGCGCCCGACTGGTATAGTATAGCTATCCACTCAGACTCATCAGGATTTTCAGTTTTGAAAGTCACCACATATTTCTCGGAAACATTGATGTCACCAACCAAACCATCCACGCCTGCTGCTTTGAAACTTGCTAGATCAAATTCATTCAGCTCTTCAACTCTCTTTTCAAAAACTATTAAGTTCTTGGAACAGTAGGTTGTAGCATAAACTGAGAGATAATCAGCTCGTCCAGCATCGTAGGGGTCAGTTATAGCACGATCCAAACAAAATTTCTTGTAACGAGAAAAATCGGGTTCAGTGCCGTTGCAAGCGTCTATGGACACGTAGCCACAGAATGGATTCCCAAGACAGTCCACAGGATTCATAGAATCGATGTAGTTCTTCTCAGAAAAGCTTGACAACTTGTGAGTTTTAATACCATTTAATTGTTTCCGGTATGTGAATGTCTTCCTAAAGGTTTCGATATTTGAACCATCGACAACAGTGGCGGCTGTGTCTTTGGTTGGGGTCCCTTTATCTTCAACATTAGCATCTGGTTTTTGTTCATCAGCTGCTTTGGCAGCTTTCTTCCTTTCTCTCTTCTCACGGTTCTTCTGGGCTTTACTTTTGCCCTCCGTTGGTGCTGGTGGACCTGGGTTGCTTGGCGGAGCAACGTTGGTCTTGACCTGCCCTTTCTTGGGAGGAGCTTCTTTAGAACTCGGTTTGGAGTTGCCTTTTTCCCCCGGCTTCTCCATACCTCCTAAGGGTAATGAACGGGCTCGTTGCTGAGAGCCCAAATCTATCTCATACAAATCGCGAATTATAGCTTCATGACTAGCAGCGAAACTAGCTTGTGCCGCATGTAATGAACCATCCGCAATCCGGATGCTGTGGAAATGCTTAGTGACTCCATTATCGACTATAGAACCATTGGGATAGAACGCAGGTCCGAATCTTTCTACGATTTTCTTGGCTTCAGCAGTAGTTGACAGAATGCGTAGCAGACGCGTTTTCATTGAGGTCAACTGCTCCGTAGGGGTCAGCCTAAATCGCATGATGAAGTATTTTAATAGAAAAAATTTCCACGAGTCATCGTAAAAGGTAAAATTCTCACTGAATATGATTCTGCATATCATTGTTAACGCTGTTTTTCCTGATTCTCCAGCGAATTCTGATATATACTTTGAGCCAGCGGCAGAATCACCCCATTCAAATAAGTGAGCCATCCGGTTGACACGTTTTCCGTAACCGTGTCTTCCAGGTTCCGTTCTTGTTCTGTTACCTAAGAACGCTGGTTGGGGTTTGCCAGGACGGTGCCTTTTTTCAGCTCTCGTCCTATTGTCGCGCCTCTCCTGAGCTCTTTCTTGCTTCTCAGTAGGTCGCTCCTCGCGTTGTCTGGATTCTTTGTGTTTTGTTCCAAAATATCCAGTTCCTTCAGACTTGGCCCTATGGCCGCTTTGTTTGTTTAACTTTTCGGCTTTTCGGTTGTTTGAAGGCATATTTCGCTAGGGTGGCCTCATGGTAACATGAGGACGCTTACGCGTAAGTGAGACTGGGGTCAGTCAAGTTCTTGATAAGCTCAAGCCGCTTTGTTCCCTTAAGGTTGGGATTACCTCTCCACTTTTTGCCGTGAAGTAGCGACAGCCTAATCTAAAGCATTGACAAGAGCATCAAACCTCCTTTTTGGAGTGCTGCTTTCCCGGCTTCTTTTCCTACTTTGATTAGCTCTTCCTTCAAAACCTTCTTAAAGGGTTTATTAGGTTTACTTGGCTTATTTCGGATTGCCTGGGCAGCGGCTGTTTGAACTAAAGCAAGACCGTCAGCATCTGCAGACGATTCAGACAAACTAGCTTGAGCGAGAGTTCCAATGTATTCAACATGTTCAACAACTTCAAATTCGAATTGATTTCCAGGGACTCCAGTAATGATCGCTCCTAAAGGTGTAGCTCCATAATTCGCATCTAGCGAATTGGAGGTAAGGGGTTCACCTAATGAAAAAGGATATGATCTGAGAATAACTGAAGATGTCGCTGAATCTGCTGGCGAAGCAGAACAAAAACCGAATTCTTCGTCGGAAATACCAAAACTTGTGACCCAACATTTCTCGCGGGACGAACCCGGCGTTGAGAACTCGGCTTCTAACCTGGCCCCTAATTGGGACGCGGTCAGGCCGTTAATGGATTGATGATCTGGTGATGAATAACAAATGAGTCGACCTCCTCGATTTAGTTCGGTTCCTATATATTTCAAACTGATAGAACAGCTGACAACTCGGCCTTGAACTGATGTGGTGAAAAACGTGGAATTTTCAGTGGTCAAATCATCACGTGAATACGGAAGATTTGCTTGAATAACCGGCGTTACACCAATAGTTGAAGCCATAGTTGCGTTGATTGTTGTACCAACAAAGCTGGATTCAGAATGCCATATGGAAGCGAAATTATTGATCAAGGAAGGAGAGACGGCAATGAAGCCGAACCCTGCTGTTCCAATCGAAACTATTCCTCGAGTGAAAGCTGTGACTTTGCGCGAAGGCCGTGCTGGTGGGTATGGAACACAAGCGCCAACGGCACCTGGGTTCCAAGGATCAGCAATGGCTATGGCATATTTAGCTGCACACTCAGTTAATTGTAATGGACTGGAAGAAGTTTTGGACTTTTGTCTTCTTGGTCTGGGCGACTTTTGAGTCTTTTTGGCTTGTTTCTTCATTTTTCTGTTAGATTTTCTTGGCATATTAAGCTTAAGATTGCCTCGCAAAAACACGAGGACGCATAACGTAAATAAGGACTGCCGTTTTTCTATTTATCGGATAGATCCGCCTTGGGTGGCCCAAGAGTCTTTCGACTCAAGGGCCGTTGTCTGGCCCTATCCCATCTCAAAGAGACCAACTTAATGCATTGGGGATTCATACGTAGTCTTAGCACGGTCAGGATTCGAGGTGCGCGAGTTGATAGCGGTTTCAACTCAGGTTCATTTGAACAAGTCTTCAGGGAGTCAAGAATGACATACGTATGGTACTATATTTAAAAAGAACCGCCAAGAAAAA